TAATTTCCTCCGGCATTCGGCAGCGCTCCTTTCGTTTGCATTGCTTTTGGCAGATTATTTTTAGCAACCGTCAGCGGGATCATATTGCCGTTGACCAACCTCAGGTTGCCGCCTTCTTCCTCAGTCATCTGGTTCATGTCCTCCAGGTCAAGTATCTGATTCGCTGAAAACACCCCGTTCTGTCTCATAACGCTGTAGTACTCTGTCCGGGTTTTGGTATCACCTTTTAGCAGCTTGTTAGTGTTGAATTTGGCGAAGTGTTTTTTTTGCTCCAGCAGGCTCAGCAAATCCTTGTAAATCGTCGAAGTCACCCGCTCATCCATCGGGTCAATAGTTTCCTGCCAGTATTCAATATTCAGCTGCTCAATAGAGTTATAGTTAACTCCCTCGAGAGAAAATACTTTGTGAGGAGTAACCCCCATAATCCGGCAGACCTCAATGACCTCAAATTTTCTGGACTCCAGAGCCTGGGATTGTTCCGGGTTACTGCTCATCGGTGTGGCCTTAAAGCCGCCTTCGAGAATTGCCCACTTATGTTGGTTCATAACTCCCGCGTAAGTTTTTCCCCAGTCTTCCTTAAACCTTTTGAAGGCCTGGTCATTTATCGAGTTAGGGTATTCAAGAAATCCACCCAGGTTAGACCCGTTTTCGAAATAATCTTTGGCATAATTATTCAGGTCCATTGTGAGCCCCAGAACATCGGCGGCAATTGTAATAAAATCCTCCGGCTTATCCTCATTCTGGTACCGCAAACCAGGGGTGTACATAAAATTGCCCTCATAGATTCGTTCCATGAGAGGCAGTTTCGGGTTATTATTACTGTAATAAACATCAATATATCGCTCGCCAGTTACCGGGTTTCGGTCCATGACCACCCGGCAGGTGGGGATGTTCCAGAGTTCCTTGACAAAACCGTTCTGGTCCCGGACTATTTTTGCATACGCCCCCTTGGTGAGCATCAAATTAAACACATACATGTGCCAAAACTCATAGGCTGTCGTTTCCGGGTTGGGCAGGTAACGCAGTAGCCGGTATAGTGGGTTGTTCTTTGCCCTAGTCTTGCCGGTGTCGGTATCCTTGAAAAGATGGCAGCCGAGGCTGGCCATCGTCTTGGCCACAACGTCAGCGCACCGAAGCACTACCGCAACCTTTAAGGCTGTACTATGGCTCACCTTATATCCCTGGCCAATAAGATAGGCCTGCCATGCCTGGTCATCCAATAGAGCGGGGAGGCTTTGTTCACCCAAGGCCCTCGTCTCTATGAGCTTTTCGAATATCCCCAATTACTTCACCGCCTTTGCTGTGGGCCAGCCAAGATAAATTATAAACGTCCCTATCACAAACCACGCGGCAGGAGGATAAACCATATATATCCCTCTGCCCGCCATCGCCAAACCAATAAGCATTAAAATGTCTTTGAGATCCACAGCCGAGAGTATTTTTCGCCCCGCTTTTTTAAAAAATAGCAGTATTTTCAAGGTTCCACCACCTTTATTAAAGCATTATTATGCCCCTGCCTTCCCCATATGGACATGTTTCTTTACTCGCGATGGCCAACTTATGCGCATCGATTGCCGCATCAATGGGGTCAATCCGCTTACTGGCCAGGTCCTTATCAATTTTTATCTCTTTGAAACTATTGCTTACGGTCTTGGCATTGGCCACGCTCCAGCTCAGTAGCCGGTTCTGCTTGTTATAAATCACGTTACCGGCCTCTACTTCGAGCTTAAAGTCCACCGTGGCATCATTGAGACTCTTACAGCTCTGCACAATCTCAACGCAATTGACCCCAAAGGTTTCAAGGTCATTCAAAAAGGCATCCGCGTTATGAGGGTCATAAGCGATGCCTTTAAGGGTGAGTTCGTATTTTTCAATTATTTCTTTGTAATGAGTTATGATGTACTTATAATCAGTCTTGACACCGCCCAGGGTCTCAGTGACTGTCAGCAGCCCGGCCCGAATCCACATGTCATAGGGTGCTTTGTCAGTCTTGATGTGTTCGGCCACCCTCTGCGCCGGGATAAAGCTGTGGGAATCGATAAAATATTTTTTATCATCACCCACCATAAACGGAAATTCTAGCGCTCCGGATGTTAAGTCACCCCCGGATGAGAGGTCAAGTCCCATGTAGCACTCACGGCCCCGCATATCCTCCAGAGTCATGTCGGACTCGCAGGCCTTCCAGTGTTCCAGGTTCATGTACTGGGTGTCAGCGAACTGCACCCATATATTAAGTGATTTGGTCATGAAGTTGCGGAGCTCTTCGCCCTGCATCGTCTTAGCCTTGATTGCATCGGCCCGGAGGCTGGTCAAGGTTTCAGGTGTCCATAACGGATTTGCCTTTGGCCAGTTGTTTTCATCCCAGATATCATCATCTTTATCCAGCTCGCAAATAAAAACAAACTGTGACTCATCATCGACTAAACCGGCAAGTATGTTTTTGCAGTAATTATACAGTTCGTAACATGGGCCATTCAAATCAAACCCTGCTGTTGTGATAACTGATATCAGGCACTGCTTAAGCTTTTTGGTGCCATCGACAAGCAGCTTATACATTTGGCTGTCTTTATGTAAATGGTATTCATCGACCGAACCAAAATAAGGGCGGAAACCGTCGATTGACTTTGTGTCACGCCCCAATGCTCGTATCTCTCCGTGTGTCTGATTACAGATTATTTTACTAGCATAGTCCTTGACGGTGAATAAGCCTTCTTCGTACTTTGTCCCACATAATTCTGTATCTGAGTTGATAAATTTTATACACTCTTTTAACACGATCCGCGCCTGGGCCTCTTTCATGGCTGTACAGTAAACCTGTGGATATTGGTAACCGTCAAAGTTGCCGTAATAAATGGACGGCACAGCATTACCAAGAGATTTACCATTCTGCCGGGCCACCTGCATGTATGATGTTCGGAATCGTCTATAACCATAAAGTGTACGCCAGCCGTTTAGTGAACCAAAAACAAAATCTTGGAAAGGCTTACAGTACAGCGGCAGTGGTTCCTCACCTTCGGCCAGAACTAAGGATTCTGCAAAATCAATAATTTCCTGCGCTTTTTCAGGGCTCCAAACAAAAGGGAATTCAGGTGTCCCCTGGCGCTCAAGGTCTCGTAGATGGCGCTGGCAACAAAGTACCTGGGTTTTGCCGGTCGGTATTTTGCCGGCTACAACATCGAGCGCATACTGCGTCGGTCTATCCAAGCTTACCAGCCCCGAACTTTGCAAACTTACTTGCCGGTTTTTTCTCCTTCGCTTTCTGCGGCACGTTCTTAACCTTGGCCAACGGGTTCAGGAATAGCCGGTCCTCCATCTTGAGAAGCATATCCTGTTTTTTATTTATCGCGTTGTCTATCTGCAGATCAACGTTCACCCTCAGCAGCCTTTCGACTGCTTCCTGGAAGTCTTCCGGAAACACTTCTTCGTACCGGCTCCAGTCAGCTTTGATGTTCAGCAATCTATTTCGTGTATCGCAAAGCTGCATGTACTCGGAAAACGTTTTGCAGTATCTGGCCAGGATCCCCGTGTCCGATGATTTGACCAGGTCAACTCCGCCGGCAGCTGCTGACTTATAATCCTTGGTTAGCTCTCGCCATTTTTTCAGCGCGACCGGATCAGCTTTAACATAGTCCGGACATTTCAACCGGGCCCCGCCGACATGAATCTCTGATTCCTTGCGCTGCTGAATTTCCTCTTTGGTTAGATGCTTCTTGCCCACTGCGGTCAGTATGTCTATCGGTTGGCCATTGCGACCCATGGCCGCCACCTCCTAAAAATTGAAAAAGGGAGTTTTCGCGTGAAAAAAGAGGTCACGCGGTGTTCCGCTAATAAGCTCCAAACAATTTGACCCCCCTACCCCCTATTGTTAGTTCTGGCAGTCTTGCTGTTATGATGCTTCTCACATAATCCTTGCCAATTGCTCTCATCCCAAAACAAATCATAGTCGCCTTTATGATCCTCGATATGATCCACTACATTGGCCGCTATCACCCGGCCTATCTTCATGCACTCAACACACAAAGGATGCTTCTGCAGGTGTCTTCTCCTAGCCTTACGCCATCGTACACTGTTGTACCTGTCATGCCACTCAGGTCTATTAGCATCATACTGCTGCCTGGCCGCCTGTATATCATTAGCATGCAGCTCACAACGACCTGAGTCAACCAGTGTGTTGCATCCTCTGTGTAGGCAAAACTTCTTAAGCGCCATATTTATTATTTCACCACTATTTCTTAAGAAATAAACCGGCAAGGGCAAGACCGATTTTATTCTTTATTCGCCTGCCGGTGAAATGTCAATGTAATACTCTTTGCCCTGCTCAATCCGAGCGGCGGCGGCAGGGTTTACGGTACCAAAATTAAGTTCTCCCCAAGGTGTATATTGAAAAAATTGCTCGTTTTCCTCGCTCCCACAAGTGACAGGTCCCATTTTGATGGTCGCGCTTCCATCGGGTTGCTCAATTTTTTCGGTACAAACAAACTTACATCTTACCAATTAGTTCACTCTCCTCAAATTTATCCTTTGCCCTTACCTATTTATCAACTTTTGGATGCACCTGCTTAACAGCGCCGCTCTTACCACGCTTATAACTATCATGTTTCATCAGGTCTCGGATCTCCCTCTGGGATATCTTAACCTGCTTCTGGCCAGGCCGTGGCTTCTTCAAAACGACCACCTCCAAAAAGACATAAGAAAAGACAGCTGGTGTTTAACCAACTGTCATTAACACTGAAGATCCGGGAAGATCATCAAAGACTTATTTAATCATGCGGCCGGCGGTCACTAGTATACCAACCGGCCTTCTTTGGTTGTCATTGTCGTTTGGAGAGTCCGTCCTCCACCTATTACGTTATCATGTCAATGACATATTAGCAACATACTGGACAGCCTGTATAAGACCATATTTCGACAAATTAACCGATTTGCCAAAATTAGGCACTAAATGTAGTGGCATTATCTCATTATTTCTCTATATATCGGGGCAAACCTATGTTCCCCACAAATCTTCTCGCAGTTTTTTTGGTTTTTTCTTACTCCTTTTGTTCTTACTGCCCCCACCTGGTACTATCGGCCCACCAAGGCAACAAGCATTCAGAGGCAACGGTGTAGGTGTGCGGCTGGGATTGCTCCTTGTCATATAAACCATGATTTTACTCCTAACCCAAACAATGCTGTACAGTTTCGGATTACTCGGGTTAGGTATTCTTTTCAATGTCCCGTCATTCGCCCTTAACAACTCATTGACCGTTGGATCTATCCGATAATCCTGCACCACGGCATCACCTCTGATATTTTTCTATCCGGGCTTTTAGCGCGCTCATAAGCTTGTCCTGGGTGCTGCTCTTATCCTCCAGGGCTGATATGACATCTTCATCAACGCCACCTTCAACGGCCAGGTGGTGAATAATCACCTTCTCTGTCTGCCCCTGCCGGTGTAACCTCTTATTGGCCTGCTGGTACAGCTCCAGGGACCAGTTCAGCCCGAACCAGATTACGTGATTACCGCCTTCTTGAAGGTTCAGGCCATAAGCGCAGCTGGCAGGATGGGCAAGCAGGATATCAATTTGCCTGTTATTCCAATCATCTTCATCCTGTGGGCCTCCAAGCTCTCTCACTCTTAGCCCGGATGTCGATAGCGCTTTTTTGATTCTGGCCAGGTCATGCTGGAAGCTGTAAAACACCAATGCTGGTTTACCGTTTAGTCCTTCCACAAGCTCCAAAAAGGCCTCAATCTTGCACTTGTGGATTTCAACAATTTCCCGATTCTCGTCGTACACGGCACCGTTGCACAACTGTAAAAGTTTGTTAGTCAGTACAGCGGCAGATCCCGCGTCAATTACAGCATCCCCTATCTCCAATATGGTCTCTTTCTCCAGTTTGTCGTAGGCTGCCTGTGCTTTGCTGTCCAGTACCACCGGCACCGCCACAGAGGTACAATCGGGAAGCTCCAAATAGTCCTCAGCCTTCATGCTGACGCATATATCACCTATCAGCTGCCTGATAACGTCGTCGGCCCCTGGCTTCGGTGCGTAACTGAAAACCCGGTCCCGGTCCCGCTGATCCGGCTCGAAATATCTCTCCCGGAAATGTGTGATTTTAGGCCCCAGCCTTCTGCCCTCGTCCAACAGAT